AAGAATACATTGTTCGTTCTTCTCTTGAGGATCCGCTACCAAAGACTTCGTTGTCGATTTTATCCATGAACGAAATAAGTGTTTTTTGGTTTTGGGAATCACAGAACAAAAGAGCTGTATCGACAGCGGAGTGGACATTTTGATAGCGTTCAAGAGATTGCTTCGAAGCGGTAAAGTTACCAGCGGAGCGAAGTACCTCACTAAAAGCAGTTTTTTTATCAGCATAATAAATTTCAAATTGCTTTTGAGCAGCTTCATGGGAAAGAGATAATTTTTTCATATTTTCTTCATGACAGAATTCGAGCTTTTTCATTTTATATGCATGGTGATTATTAATTAAAGCAACAGCTACGGGAGATAAAAAAGCAGCAATAGCAATAACAGCTGTAATTACCCAAGATAAATCTAATGGGTGTGAAAAAAGAGAATCAAAATTAGCACTCATGGGTGTCTCCTTTCTTTTGTACTTGGCTCTGACGGGAGCCTGTATGAAGAGCATAGCATAACGGAGACATGGAAACAAGATATATGACCTGTTCGCAACAGAGGATGAGAAGGAGGCGTAAGAAATGAAAAGAACTGCATTTAAGAAAAAGCCATCATGGAGCTATTGTACGGCGGATTGGATAAACGAAATTAAGATTCGAACCAGTTGGACAAATGAAAAACTTGCTGGTGAGCTGGGAGTATCGCTGTCAACGCTCCATAATCTTAAATCTGCGCCGTGGAAGGTGTCTGGGGCGTATGTGCTGCGGCTTCTGGAGATTCGCAATAATGTGATTGCAAAATATGAAAATGAAAGAAAAGTCGTGTAAGACCTGCCGGAGTTGCTGGCGGTGTATGGAATCCGATCGGGAAAACCCGTGCAAAGATTATAAGAAGAAAGCGAGGAAGCGTGATGAGAGAGGAAAGAAAAATCGAGTGTATGAACCTGCGGAGCCAGCGCAACCAGATGATCCAGACGTTGGAAGCGGAGCTGAGACAGAAGGACAAGCATCTGCATCTGATGGCAGAGGTGGCGGTAGTGATGTCGGCGGTTGCGGGGATCGCGACCGGGGCGCTCTTGGTACTGCATTAGGAGGTGGAGAAGATGGCAAAAGAAATTAGAAGAATTGTTGAGGGAATGCCTAGTGAAATCCTCGAACCAAAGGATGATTACAGGGATGATGCATTACGTGTCAAAGCGTGTGTGCATTATCTCATCGGATATCTCGAAGTAGAAGAGGAAGCCTATAAGGGTGAAGACATTGCAAAGTTGCTCGGAGTTATCTGCAAAGGGAAGGAGTGGTTAGAAGCTCATGAGTAGAAGAACCAACGGAACCAACCGCGCCGGGGCGATGGTAAACGCCAGCCGGTACACCGGTTATGGGAAGCCAAGAAAAACGACCGCCAGCTTGGCAGAGCTGAGCGGTCACATTAATAAAAATATTAACAGCTTGATTATATCAAGAGATTCGGGAGGATGCAATGGTAAAAGCAACAATTAAAGGTAAAAGGGAGCCGATGGAGCTGGAGGGGGATATGATCCTTGGTGCCACGATCCAGTATGATGCAACCGGAGATTCAGGGGTGTTTATCATCGGTGATGTTAAATATTCACTTCTTCCGAGAACCCTGGCAGTAATGGCGGCGGCGCTTCTGAAAAAGCATTTTTCGGGAGAAGAGCTGGCGAAAGCATATGCAGATTTCCATACAACATTTCACGCAGTTGCGGAAGAAGCACGGGAGGATTCTAATGAAGAAGAGACTGGCAAAGAAAATTGAGAAGATGCGCCGGAAGAAGATTCATGAGGCGCTGGAGATGGTGTTGGAGATCAATACCACGCAGGTAAGAAGTCGGGAGCTTACTGGACGCAAGCCTACGGCGTTCTTTTGGTTTTCGGGTCACGTAGCAGACGTAGATGTTATCGTGTATCAAAATGGATGGAGCTTTACACGCGACGCGGAAGGACGTTGGAGTGCTCAAGCCTTCCTCGATCACGCTGGAGATATGGAGCGACTGCTGAAAGAGCTTGCGAACAAGAAAAAGGAGTTACAGGATGCTGGAAAGATGTGACTACTGCGGTGCTGTTGGAGGAAGACAGAAGAATGTATAAAGGAATGATGTTTACGCCAGAAGCCGGAAAGACAGTGAACGATGCAGAGGCGTTCGAATACGCGAAGAATCATCTGGATGAACTGCCGCAGGAAGATAAAGAACTCTTTGTTGAGTTCTTCTTCTCTGGCAACTGGATTAAGGAGGAAGATCATGCTGAAACCATATAGTGAACTCAGAAAAGTGGACATATCTCGATATTGCATGGAACGAGAAGGAATTAAATATTTAAATTGGGCGAAGTGCATTGACATTCTGCGCGAATACGGAGCAGAAGAGGTTTATTTTGAACCAATTCCAAACCCCAAAACAGGCGGAAGCCTTTATTATACTGATCTTGAATTTGAAGATAAGAGCGGAATTAGAAATCGTTGCTACGAAACTCGCATCAGAGTTGTAATTGATGGCAAGGAATACATCATGCAGTCACCGGTCATGAACGGAAGCAATCCTGTAAAGGACAACAGCATGAATCAACAGCGTGTCTGGAATAGCATGACGCGTTCGTTTGTGAAGTGTGTGGCAATTCACACTGGACTTGGTTTTGATTTGTGGCTCAAAGAGGAACAGAAGCCATTTGACAATGTTATTCCCGGGGACGAGCCTTTAGCAAGCAAAGCGCAGATACAGACCCTTAAGAATTTAGGTAAAAAGCATAAGGTAGATATGGAGTATTGGCTTGCATCTAATAATCGTGCATGGGATAGTCTTACAGGAAATGAAGCAGGAACCATGCTGAATGCTTTGAAGGCAAAGTACGGAGATGATTAAATGTGGAGAGCAAAGGAACTTTAAAAGATGTGTCGATGGACTGGAAAACCGGTCAGATGCGGCTGACGTTTGAGCTGGAATCGGATGTATCGTCGTTGATTGACAAGATTAAGGACAAGCCCCTGCGGATCATTGCAAAGCAATGGCGGGAGAAGCGGAGCCTAGATGCGAATGCATATTATTGGGTGCTTCTCTCGCGTCTGGCAGAGGTGGCGGGCATATCCAAGCCGCGGGCGCACAATCTCATGCTTCGGAGGTACGGTCAGAATCTCATGATTGCCGGTCAGATGGCGTATTTGGTTGTGCCGGACACGACCGAAGCGGAAGAGACGGCGCTGGAGGCGGAAACCTTCCACATCCGTCCAACTTCGCAGGTTAAGCAGGGCAAGGATGGGAAAGCATACCGTACATATACGGTGCTTGCCGGATCCAGCACCTACGATACAAAGGAAATGAGCGAGTTGATAAATGGGCTGGTAACAGAATGCAAGGAGCAGGGGATTGAAACCCTGCCGCCGGAGGAGTTGGCTCGGATGATGGCAGAATATGAAGAAAACCACAGGAAAGAAGATACATAGTGTGCTGGTGGATGATCTGCAGCATTGCATCGTGACGGGAAGCCCGGAGGTGGCAATGCATCATGTATTTAACGGTCCTTGCCGGAGTCTGTCGGAGCGATATGGCTTTATCGTTCCGCTCCGGCCAGACTGGCACAATATGACGCCATACAGCGTCCACATGAATCAGGAGTTTGATGAGCATTTGAAACATCAGGCACAGGAGTATTATGAGGCGCACATCGGCACCAGAGAACAGTTTATTGCCGAGTTTGGCAAGAGTTATTTATAACGGTACAACAGCCGCAGGGCTTGTACATAGCAACCCGTAGATAGCATCCTGGCACGCCTTACCGTGTTATATATTACCAACCTTTACAGGATGCCATTGGTTTACCGGGAGGGAGACCGACCCTCCCGCTCCGGGAGGAGGAAGAGATTTGTCGGACAAGAAATTGACAGAAATGAAAATCTTTACCAGTGCTTTATACAATGTGCTGGGTGTAGGACATAAGAACGCGCAGACCTGCAGGGAGCTGTGCAAGCGCCTTGGATGCAGCGATCGGATGCTCCGCAAGGGAATAGAGATTCTGCGGCTTGATTATGCGATTCTGACCCGTGACGATGGCAAGGGCTATTACCTGCCGGAGACAACGGATGCGGGGCGGGCAGATGCCAAGCGCTGGTCTAAGCGGCAAGATCGCCGCGTGCAGGCAATCCGCGCAGCACAGGCGGGAGCACTTAAATTTGCGACGACCAGAAGAGAACCTAAAGGTATATATGGACAGCTCAGTATGTTCAGAGATGGAGGATAAGCAGGATGGGGAAGATGCAGAGAGGGAAAGGAAAGCGCGGCGAGCGTGAACTTGCGGGCATCCTGCGGGACTATGGATATAACTGTCGCCGGGGTCAGCAGTATTGCGGGACTTCCGGCGATGCGGACGTAATCGGGCTGCCGAATGTACATATCGAAGTAAAACGAGTGGAAGATCTTAGACTTCGGAAAGCGCTGCAACAGTCCTCCAGGGACGCCAGGGCGGGCGAGATTCCGGTGGTAATGCACCGGCGTAACTATGAGCCGTGGCGGGTGTCCATGTACCTGCAGAACTTCCAGCGGATGTATTCGGATGATATTTTCGATGAGCTGAAAGCGCAGATTCGCGGTGGAATCATTACTCTGCTGTTGGATACATGGATCTGCTATTACCGGGACTGGCAGGCGGGAAAGGAGATGGGCTTGGATGAGTGATAAGAAGTCTTTTGTCATGTATGAGAGCTGGGGCGCTGCCATCGAAAAGATGAGCAACGAGCAGGCGGGCGAACTCATTAAAGCGATCTACGCCTATCAGAAAGACCCGGATGCTGTTCCGGAGGATCCGGCGCTGGCGTTTGTGTTTGAGCTTATCAAACAGCAGCTGGATGCAGACAGCCAGCGTTACAAGGAAGCGTGTGCTGCCAGATCGGAAGCAGGAAAGAAAGGCGGAAGACCGAAAACAAATGCTTCTGATAAAAAGCAAATGGTTTCTGAGGAAAGCAAAAAAAGCAAATGCTTTTCTGAAAAAGCAAAAAAAGCTGATAATGATAATGAGTATGATAATGATTTAAAAGAAAACACCATAGATGGTGTTAAAGAAAAGCGCTTCGCGCCGCCCACCCTGGAGAATGTGAGTGAATATTGCCGGGAAATGGGTTACACGAACGTGGATGCAGCACGCTTTATTGACTTTTACACCAGTAACGGCTGGATGGTCGGTAAGAATCGCATGAAGGACTGGAAAGCAGCGGTTAGAAATTGGGACAGGAGAGAAAAAAATCCGCAGAGGCAGGATGGGGCCGCCGAAGTCGCCAAGAAGAACCGCTTTCACAACCTGGAAGAACATGGTTACGACTACGATGCGATGGTGTGGGGCATGGTGGGCGCAGCGGCGCAGCGCGAGGCTGGAAGCGCTGTGGAACCTGGTACGGGATGAAGGGAGTTAGAGGACGATGAAAAGCATGGATGAACGCCGGGCAGCCATCAAGAAGCAGCTTCGGGGCGGCAAGAGAAATACCCTTCGGGAGCTTTCGGAAGCGATTGGCGAGGAACGGGAGAGAACCAGAGCTGCGGTAAAGAAAATGTGTGCTCTGGGCGAACTGATTCAGGAGGGCGATGGTGTGCGCGGTCAGAAAGCGGTCTACCTGCTGACGCGTGTAGGCGAGGAGGAAAACGACGAGGAACTGGACAAGCCAGATGATCGCCGGATGGTAGACGGCATCTGGGCGGATGAGCTGGAAAAGACCAGAAACCGGGTGCAGGTCGGGGATTCGCTCAAAGTGATGCTGCTTGCCGATGCGCGTACCAAAGGCGAGGTGCGAACCGTGCGCCGGACGGTTCGGGTAATCAGTAAGCACCGGTATCTGGTGCGGACATCCGACGGAAGCAGCAGTACATACGCGGAATTGGCGATGTATTACCGCGGGAAGATTCTGGATCGGCGGTAGTAATGCCGGTGTAGGCGAAGGAGGGAACGGAGGACTGTATGAGAACACGTTATAAAACCTATGCGGATTATGGGATGCTGAAAAGCGATGAAGAGAAAACGCGGGAGCGCTGCCTGAAAGCATCTGCGGAGGAAAGGCTTATTATTCTCCAGTGTGCGATCTCTGCGGCTCCGGGACTGGAAATAGCGATATACGATTCGATTACCGGCGGCGCCGGATACCGGACGCTTCTGCGGATGGGACGGCAGATAGCGGCAGGCGAGGACGATTTCTACGCTTACCGCCGCAAAACGTTGGCAGAGATAAGCAGATATATGAGGCTGCTGGGGAGGCGGAAGGAATGAAGAAAGATGCGGAGGACAGCATCCCCAAAGCGGCAGTGCTGGAGCTGATAAAAGAGATGGGCGGCTGTGATGCGGGCGATGAATATGCCAGAGGATGGGACGCTGCCTGTGATGCGTTTTACAAGACTATCATGGAGAGGTTTTGAGATGAATAGAGCAGAAACGACAAAATTAATTCATTATGCGTGGATATGAATTTGGATGGAGATATCAAACAGAAACTATTGACGGGGAAGCTACCGAAGAAGAGGTAGAAGAAAGGACATGGAGATGAATGATAATTGCAATAGAGCGTGCTGGAACTGCTGGTATGACGAGTTTTGTGACTGGCATCCGGCGGGCGATGAGGAAGTGTGCGAGGAGTACATAGCAGATGACGAGGGTTAAGTGGTTAGATAAATCAGCCATAAGCGGGCGGCAGAAGAGGAAGAGCGGATGAGAGTAGCGTTGATCGATGTAGATGGACACAATTTTCCGAGTCTGCCGATTATGAAGTTGTCAACGTGGCATAAGCGGAAGGGCGATGCCGTGGAATGGTACGATCCGCTGACTGCATGGATGAATCCACCGGATAGGGTGTATATGAGCAAGGTCTTTACATTTACACCAGATTATCCGCATCCGATAAATGCCAGAGAAATCATAAAAGGCGGGACCGGCTACAATTATCCATCGGGCGGCGTCAGCTTGCCAGATGAAATTGAGCATATTTATCCCGACTATGGCCTGTATCCAGAACTGTGCAAAGATACAGCATATGGATTTCTGACTAGAGGATGTCCGCGCGGATGTAACTTTTGCATTGTGGGGGAAAAAG